ATCTTATCCCAGCCAAGACTCCATTTATTTTTGTTTGTTGGTCTTTGTTTACTACCTTTACCACCATGCCATTTAGTCATTTAATTCTTCTCTGTAAAAGTTGCCAGTATCTAGCTCAACAACATTAGGGCTGTTGTATATGGTTGCTTGTTTGCCACCACTCCAGACTACCTTGTTGTATTCTTCTAAGTAATCACTTAAGAAGTTCCAACCTACTTCCATGTCGGTATGGTTCATTTTAAATACTTTACTTGCATAAGGTGGTTTTTTTTCCTGTGCTACAAACATAAAGTCATGCACCTGAAAACCAGCTTTTTCAAAACCACGCTTATACCAAGCAGCTTGTAGATCATAAGAGTACCGCCTTACCGAATTGGTAAAACCCCTGACGGAACAATCACTGGTTGTTTTATAATCTACAAGCACTATGGCATTTTCCCCATGTGGTTTATCAAATGGGTTCAAAACTACATCAGCCCTGGTCTTACATAATAAATCTTGCTCATACCAAAAAATAGACACCTCGTAGGGTGAATCAAAAGTGCTAGGATACTCTTTATCTGGATTTAGATAAGCTCTCGCTTCGGTTACTAAGCTGTTTTTCATGCTATATATGGTATCTTTGTCCTTTTCACTAATAACGGTAAGTCCTTTGGCTAAACTTTCTTTTTTAAGTTCCTTGTTTGAATTAGTATACGGAGATCCAGTTATAGTAACTACATCACTAAAAAATGCTCCTTCTCCCTCTACAACCAAAGAATGTGCGGCAGATCCAAAATTCATTGCTGGTGTTTGTTCTATTGTTTCTTCCAAAGCATGTAATTGACTTTGACTAAATCTTCTTATGTGTGAAGAAGATATGCCTGGACCATTATGATAAAAGTTATTATCCATGCTTGGAAAGTAAAACGCATCGCCTACCTTTTTATGTGGTAAATCTTCTAACATATCTGGTAATTTATTCATGATGCACTCCTCATACATTTCTTAACCCAATTTAATGCTTTCTTTTCCGTTTCTAGTGTAGATTTGCTTTTTTTATCATAATATTCGTAATAAAACTCAGCTATCCATTCAATACATTCTTTTTTTGTACCACCATAACTTAAGCCATTGCCAAGGTATTGAACCTCCCAAAAAGGTTTGAAGCTTGGGTTTTTGGTATCTATACCAGTATGTTCTGATCCTTTGTCTACATAATCTAGCTCGAAACTACTATCAATTATCATGATGCTTCCTTGTCTACATCTACTTTAGATAGATCATCTACGATAGACTGTAGTTCTTTGATAGCAACACCACACTGCCATATAGCAATGTTGAGCCTGTCTTGTTTTTGTTGTTGTTCATAGTCCTCTTTTGAGGGATTTGTGTAACTAATTACTTCGTCCATAATAGCAGTTACGTCTAATTTAGGTTTATCCATTTTACTTCTCCAAATAAATGAGTTTGTATTATTGCACCGTTTTGTGTATGATGTCAACCATAAGTAACCATTTTTTATTTATGAGGAGTAAAGTATGAGTAAGTCAAATGATTTGTATTCTATGATGCGTTTATCATATGAACAAGCTACAGACGATTATAACAACAAAAAAACAGATTCAATAGTTAATGCTTATAGCAAGTATTACAGACAGAATGTTGGTATGAATTGTTATGATCCACAAGGAGACATAATAAATTTTTACGATGAGGACAATAGACAAGAGTGTGCATTGTGATTGAGTTTATGTTTTGGTTCTTTTTTGCATCTATTGCATTACCAGCTTTGTTTATAGTTTTGTTTGATGGTATATGATGAGTATTACACATTTAGATAAGGTTAAATGTAGTATATGTAAAGGTTACATAAAACCATTAAAAAATAGTAATGGCGAGGTAGTCTGGAAACATGGAAACAACGCAGAACCTGTAAATTCAGGTAGTTGTTGTGATGAATGTAACTGGACAAAGGTAATACCAGCCAGGCTATCACAGATAAGATAGTGGTAGTTTTATGAATTATCGTGTTATGATGCGGAATGCCAAAGATTGTACAAATCAAAGACAAAATGGGCAAACCCACATTACAGGAAGTTATTTCCAGACTAGATGCTATGTTCGACAACATGGTTTATCGGGGTGAAGAACGTTTGAATATTGTCCTGGCAAGCTTAAGTTTTTGTATCGCACAAATAAGCACAGAGTTTGAAGATAAGGAGGTTGCTAAGTTAGTTGATGAACTTTTAGCTCAATATATTGACAAATCTGCCAAGAAATAGATTTTTGTCTATTATTGTCATTTTGTCATGACAGCTAAAAACATGATAAGAATGCGGGTTTCAGGATTATTGTATTTTTTTCATTTTTGTCATAAGAGAATAACAAAACTTAGTTAAATAAATTAGAAAATACTTGACTAGATCTATACTCTTCAAGTATGCTCTCAATACACTTTAGGGTAAAGTGGGGGTAGGTATTATTAAAACTTACCTCTGCTCTAATATGCAAAATATGGGATATAGAAAGAATAAACTTGAATATGAACCAATCATTTCTTCAGAAGAAGAAGCTCCCATAGAATATTGCAACCTTGACGAGAAACTTAATCGCAGACAAAGAAATTTTATTTGGATTGCAGTTAATAATCCTCGTCTATCTTTAGTAGAGTGTGCACACAAAGCTGGCTATACAAGTCCACGTCAAATGGCCAATAAACTCATGAACAAGCCTATTATTCGCAAAGAATATAATTATCTTATGAACCAGGCTAAAAAGAAGTATGAACTTAACTATGATCGGGCTGTGCAAGATTTATATGATATTCGGGACAAGGCTATTGAGTCAGGCTCGTTTAATGCTGCAATATCTGCCCAGAACTCTTTGTTAAAAGTCGGAGGCTTAATTGTTGATAGAAAAGAAGTAATGTTCGGTAAGGTTGATCAAATGAGTCGGGAAGAAGTTGAAAATAGACTAAAACAGCTCATGGGTAATGTTGTTGAAGCTAGTATAGAAAATAAGGTTGACGACCTGGATCTACCAGAAGATGTTGTTGATGAGGATAAAGATGCCAAAGAAGAACGTGATTAAAGCTGTAATGTATGTAGAAGAAGATCCAATTACTATGCCTTACGACAAGCTAGATAAGTTATTTAAAGCAAGGTGTAAGGAAGGAAAGATAAATCATTATTCTGTAGTTTCAAATCCGAAGAAAGTTAAAAAGGCATAACTAACTTATTGGAGGAGATTGAGAAGTAAAATATAAAATCAGACTATGCCTTAGCCCGAATATATCAAATTTATGTTAATTGTTCAAGAAGTTATCTAAAGCTTTGAATAAGCTCTTACGAGATTTAAACCATGCTGATTTAATGTGTTTGTTGTTTTGATAAACTAAATAGCCAACAGTAAAGCCAACTTCATCAATATTTGGGTATCGTTGTAAGTCATGCTCTACTGCATTAAATGGAACTATTTTGATGTAATATTTATTTTTGATCACTTGGTTTACTAAATATAATTACTAGAGCGTAGATTATTAAAACAAATATAAATAGGTTACTCATCTGACACCTCCTATCTTGCTCTAAATAAATAAAATAAACACTTTAAACGCCACTCGGATAAGTGGCGTAAGTGTTCTGGTATTTTGCTTCGGTCTATATTTGTCATAAGTCTTGCTCCTCAAAATAATTTTCTATAATTGTTATTTGGTCTTGTATATGTTCAATATCTTTTTCAAGCTCAAAAATATTAATATCGTTATTTTCATCTACTGCAATGTCATCTAACAAACAAGCAACAGATATACTTGCTTCTTTAACTGCTTTTATTGCTTTACTCATTATGCTGACTTCTTTTCTAGCTTAGCCAATACAGACCATAAAGGTTGTAAATCATTTTCAGTAATTCCAACATGAACGGTTTTATAATCAGAGTCATAAGATACTTCATGTTCTGCTACATACCATTGGTTGTTTTTAAATAAATAAATCCATTCAATGTCGAACTGCACATCATTATAAAATGTGTGTGCTGAATGATATATTATTGGTGGTTCTATATTTGCCCTACCTTCCAAACTTTCTTTAATGGTAGGTTTTAAAGAAGATAGATAACCTTGATTGGCTAGTTCTTCT